TCAAGGGTTTATACATGCTGCAGGAAGATATCAGTTCCTGAGAGGAACTTTGCAGATGGTCTTAAAGCAGGCTGGAATTTCAGATAAAGTAAAATTTAGTCCTGATGTTCAAGATTATTTGGCAGCAGTTTTATTAACTATGCCAGGTGGTGGATTGAGTCACTGGACAGCAGATAGAAGAACTGGATTGTTGAGAGATAGAGCAGGAATGGACCTTATCAATAAGGCAGCTCGAACTCCATTAAAAAAAGCATCTCCAGTAGTACAATCCCCACCTTCAGTAGTTGTTCCAGCACCTCCAACTCCACAACAACCTCCTACACCACCAGCTCCACGACCACCAAAACGAAATCAAATGCCTGGTTCTAGACCAACAATCAGCACTGGTGGTATGAACTTGATACCACTGAGATCTGGAGAACGTGGTTTAGTACAAGGTGGATCTGGTAGTAGAAGGGGACCAGATGGAACAACAGAATCTCAGTATGCAACACATTATCACATTGATGGCCCAGCAAACCTATCTAAAAAACAGAGAGGGCAAATTAGAGAGGTTGCATTCCATGCGATTAAAGCAATGTTTAACAGAGGTTCCCATGTTCATCTTGGGAGCAGTGCTCAAACATTGTATAGGGGAATGAGTGATTCAAAATTAAGGAATGCAATTTTATATGAACAACAAAGACATGACGCTAGATCATCACCTGCTGTTGATATTCAAGAATTAAATTCTAAACTACAAAGAACTTTACCTGGTCAACCTGGAGCAAGAACAACCTTCCCATTTGCAGTTGGCCAAGTTTATACGGCAGGTGGTTATGGAAGAGAAGCAAAGATTATTGGAACTGATCAAATCTCTGTCTCACATGGTGCAGAAGGATCATCTGCAAGTAATGTTAAACCAGTCAATGTAAGTTCTAATATTCCTAGAGGCCAAAGAAAAAGAGGAGGAACTCTGATTACTTATATTCCTGTTCCTGTTGGAAAACCAAAAACAGTTCCTGTAGGTGGTTCACCGATGAGAAGTGGATCCTCTGGAGGTTTATCGTTAAATAGTATTATCACCGACATTTCTACAGCATATACCTGATGTCAGCAACCGAACTATCTATTATAGAAAAATTTACACTCACCAGTGCTAATGGTGAGAATGAAGTTGACATCAGTGCAGGTACTGGTGGAGAATTTTTATATTATGAAGATATTTTTTCACCAGTAGTAACTGCAAAAACTTTTGTAATGGACAGTGGTAGAAATAATATTAATTCTAAAAAATTTAACGATCCATTGATGTCTGGATTACCTGTAGTTGGTGGTGAAAAAGCAGATATTAAGATAACAAATCAACGCAAACAATCTCTTAATCTTACATCATTAAGAGTCTTCAAGCCATCTCAGGTAACGCAGGATAACAATAAAGAATTACTTGAATTTAATTTCATTTCAAATGAATATTTTATAGATTCAAACAAAAGAGTCTATAGGAAATTACCAGAGAATGTAACGTCCGAGAATGTTCGTAGCATTTTAGATACTGAGATAAAAACAGATAAATCATTTGACACATCTCCATGTTCATCTAATTTTTCATACCAAGGTAATTCTAGAAAACCATTTACTGTTATTATGAACATGTGCCCGAGAGCTATCGGTGAAGAATCTGGAAAATCTGCTGGATTTGTTTTCTTTGAAACTAGAAGAGGTTATAATTTTAAATCAATCGAATCCTTAATTAAACAAGATACTCTTAGGGAAGGTGGCACGAAGGTAGTTTATACTTACGGTGGAACTGCTTCTACTCAATACGAACCAAAAAATCCATATGGAACGCATATAAATCCAAATAAGAGGATACTGAGATACTCCCAAACACAAGCAAATGATTTGTTGAGGAAAACACAGGTCGGTGCATTTGGTGCAAAAAGATATAATTTTGATCCTTTTTCTGGTTCTATGGAAACTGGTTCAGATAAAGTTAACTTTGACTGGGAAAGTATCAAGGATGTAGATTTCTTGGGTAAAGCAGGATATGAACCACCAGAAGGTCTTGATCTTTCCATGACTAGAATGTTTACGGGATTAAATGATAAGCAAAGTCTAACTGATCGAGAAGCTATAAACTTTGCTTTCTCACAATTTTCAATACAAGCACCCATGACATATAATAAGATTTTTACACAGATACTAAATATTACAGTTCCACAAAACCTTAATCTACATGCTGGTGACTGTATAGAAGTCAATATTGCAAAACTTGGCTGTCAATACGAATTTGATAAAGAATTGAGCGGTAAGTTTCTTATTAAAGAACTCTGCCACCAGTTTACAAATTCAAGGTCTTACTCACACTTATTAATCATACGAGATACACTAGGAGCTTAACCTATGGAAAACATCGAAACTCACATCGCTAAGGACAAAGAGATCCTTGACAATCCTCTAATTTCTCCCAATCAGCGTCGTCATATTGAAGGCGAATTGCATGATCTAGAAGAATATGCAGAGCATCATAAAAAAGAAATCGAAGCAGGTGATCACCACGATCCAACTTACTTGGAATTATTCTGCGATCAAAATCCCTCAGAACCAGAATGCCTTGTATACGAGGATTAATTAATGTCAGTTACAGACTCTCTATTCAATAGTTCTTTTTTTGGCCGTGATGGTTATCGATATTGGATTGGTAAAGTACCGTTCAGTAAAACTATCAGTGAAGGATATAACTGGGGAGAGAGAGTACCTGTTAGAATTTTAGGATATCATACTGAAGATAGATCAATACTTCCAGACAAAGATTTACCAGTAGCAATAATTAAAAGACCCACCAGCATGGGATCTGGGAACAATGCTTCCAGTGGAATTGTTGGTGGTGAACTTGTAACTGGATATTTTGTAGATGCTGATCAAGCACAACAACCAATTATTGATGGTATATTAGGTTGGTTCGATAAAGATGCTCCAAGTTTAACTAGTGCTGAATATCAAAATCCTGGCAGTGGAGTTAATCCATTTGAGTCATCATTTCCTTATACCGATAACCTTCCATTCTGGAGAGTGGCATCAGAAGGTAAACTTCCAGACTTAACTTCAAATACAGATACACAGGGTAAAGAATCTAAACCAAAAGGAAATTTTAAAGCTACCGTAGTTTCTGACTCCACACCTTATTCATATTTTGTCCCGAGTAATGGAAATACTTGGGAGATGATGGCTTTGAAGGAGGAATTTGCTGGTCCCAATAATTGTGGAACCGACACTATTTCTAGAATTCAAGTTGAGTTATCAAAGGTTGCAACCATACTAAACGGGGTAAAAAAATATTACGCACTATATGTTCTTGGCACTGTCAATAAAGTATATGACTTTGCTGGACAAATTAATAACATCATTGAAAATATTGCTGCGATATTAAGAACACTTATACAAAGAGTTAGAAACTGGGTACTCAAACAAGTTAGACAATTATTATCTAATGCAATAGAACTGATCTTAGGAGACGTTTCAAAAGATTTAGCAGACTCAATCGTTGCAAAAGTTCTTGATATTTTATTTTGTATCTTTCAAACCACGATCGATGAACTTCCTGGATTGATTGGTGACTTCCTTGCTGCTCTCCTCAATAAATTAGCATCTGGTCCATTATGTGCTGCTGAAAAGTTTGTAAATGCTTTAATTAATAATGTTTTGGGCATATTGCAAGATGAATTAAATGAAGCTATGGAGGAGATTAGCGGATTTTTAAATGGTGTCTTAGATATTGGTGGTGCCATCATGGATGTCATTGATCAAATTCTTGGCATCCTTGGTTTCTTGTGTTTGACTAAAAACTGTTCTGAAGTTACAAAATTCAATTCTAGTCCTTGGGGTGGTCCAACAAAACAACAAAAAGATAATTATAATGAGTTCTTGTCTAAATTAGAAATACCAGACCCAACGGCGGGAGCTCTTGCATGGTTAGAAGCATCAGGATTGGGAGATACTTCTGGTCCTACTGCTTGCGATATTGCAGGTGGTAATGATTGTACTCCACCAACTGTAAGTATTTTTGGTGGTAATCCAACAGCAGAGGCATTAGCATCAGCAGTTGTTAGTGGAAAAGGCAATATCATTGGAGTTTTACTTTCTCAAGCAGGAGCAGGATATAAGTATCCTCCATTCGTTGCATTTGATGATCCATGTAATTATGGTTCTGGAGGAGCTGGTTATGCTGAGATTGACGTTGATGGTGGATTGACAGGTATTGTTATTACAAATCCTGGTTGGGGATATATTGATGTTCCTGATGGATCTAATAGTAACGACCCTAATGACTTTGCAAAAAGTCCTGTTGGTGGTGGAGAAGATGGAGTTCTAGAAAGATTCCCCATTATTATAGATGATACTGAGAATGCAGACGGTGGTGGTGGAACTATTAATCCTGGAGTTCCTACTTCTGGTAGTGGACCTCAACCTGGTATTGGCATCGCTGATCCTGGCAATCTGATCGATGATGGTGCTGGAGATGATGGATTTGACATTGATCCTGGTGGTGACGGCATAGATAATACTGTCATTGGCGCTGATCCTGGTGATGATAATGGTGATAGTGATGGCGGCGAAAGTAGTACAAATATCATTGTTCCTGTTGTTGGATGTTTAACTGGATTCACCATTATGTCTACTGGATATGGATACGCTCAGGATGATGCATTTATTATTACTCCACCTATGCCAGGTCTTACATTGGAAGGAAGATACACAGATTCTGGCCAATTAGTTGAGATTGTTGCTAAGGGTGAGGTATGTGGATGGGTCGAGATTCCAGATGTAACGATAAATAGTAAGACTGGTAATGGTGTTAGGGTAAAACCTAATATACTCTTCACTGAGGCATCTGAATTTAGTGTAGAAGATCAACGTAGGTATCGTTCTAGTACACTTTCTGTCATACAATGTACTTCAAAACCTAAAGAGTTAGTTGGTTATGTGAATGGTCAACCATACTATGGTCCATACCATATCCATAAAGGAAGGAAAATGGTTGGTGCTGCCCATAATCCTAGGCCACATTCATTCATCTTTGATACAAAAGAAGAAAGTGTAAATCAACTAGAACCTTCTGTAATCAGAATTACAGAATCAAGTACAACCACAGATACTGAAAATGTTGAAATCTTTGAGGCAGAAGTTGAAGAATCTTCTTCTGATAACTTGACTATTAATACCACACCAAGTCCTACACCAACACAAGTACCTTCCACAACTCCAACCCCAACTCCTGCGCCTGCACCAAGTACACCATCAACACCTAGCCCTGACCCCACACCTCCTTCAAGTGGTGGTGGTGGATATGGAGGATATTAAAAAATGAGCCAAAGAACTTATAGGTTACTAGATAACGAAAATGCGTCCATCATGTGTGGACCAGGAAGACATGATGATACTGGTCGTGAATTAACTACATGGACTAAATCTGGTAATTCAGATACTCAATGGAATAATGGTGCCAGAACTATTGTGACATCTGGTGCATTTAAAGAAGTATGTAATGTAGATCCAGTAGATGTTAAGCAAAAAGAACAAGTTTCAAAGTCAATCTATTGTAAGAATGGTGATTTCATCGTTGTTGCTGATGGTAATATTAAGTTTAAAGCAAAAAATATTTTATTTGAAACTGAGGGTGCAGGGGGAGATGGTCAGATTGAGTTAAGAGCAAATGGAATCGTTAGTATCAACTCAAATGAAACCGTTCAAATCTCTGGTGGTGAAGTTCAAATTATCTCAGAAAAAAATGTAGTTATTGATTCTACTGGATTCATCTACTTAATTGGTGATGTTAAAGGTTCTGGAGCTTCAAGTGTAGTAAAAACTGTAAAAGGTCTTATTGCTGGTCAATGGGGAACTACGTTAGCTGAAATTTCCAAAACATTGAGGATTGTGTAATTATGGCAGCATCATTAGAAGCACTATCATCTGGTAAATTACATGTTGGCACGGTAGCAAGTCAACAGATTATGGGAAGTCCCGTAAGTCTTAGTTCTATAATACCAGGTACTTTTACTGCATCTGGACCTGCTTATATTGGCCAATGTGTTGGTGGTGATCTTGCCAACGCCGCTTTAAGTGTTGGACCGAGACTTGTTCCAACTGGACTTTTTGGTATTGGAGTTCCTACTCCTGGAATTGCATCTTTGATGGTGCTTGGAGCTCCAATGGCAATTCAAGCCACTGGTGGTGTAAACGTTATTGGATTATTAAATGTATCTGGTATTGCAACGAAAGCGGGTGCAGATGTAAAAGCATCTGTAAGTACTACTGGAGGAGTAACTGTTGAAGCTTCATCAACTGCAAACGGAAGAAATAATGCTACTGCTGGTACTATTAGTTGTGCCGTAAGTAAAGCAGCTTTAGGATCATTTGCATCAGTTTCTGCACCATTCAAACAATTTGATATCCCACACCCAACTAAAGGTAAAGGTTGGAGACTTGCATATGCTGCACTAGAAGGCCCAGAAATGGGTGTATATTATCGTGGAAAGACTAAAGAAAAAATAATTAAATTACCAGAATACTGGACTGAACTTGTCCATGCAGAGTCAATAACTGTTCAGTTAACACCAATTGGCAAAGCATGTAGTAGTTTACATGTTAAAAAAATTGAAGATAATGCTATAACTGTTGGTCATCAAGCATCAGATCTAGAATACTTTTATATTATTCATGGGGAAAGAAAAGATCTTGGTGATCTAATTGTTGAATATAGAGGAGATAAACCAGAAGACTTTAAGTCCTCTTCAGAGAAGATAAAACGGAATGGTGAAGTTATTATAGATAATGGACACAAAGGTTTAGGACCTCTACCACTCAATCCTTTAGGTAATTAATCATGGCAAAATCACCACTACAAAAAACATACGATATAGAACTAAATCAGATTGATGAAGATGTTGAATATCTAGAAACTAGATTTGATGATCACACTGAACAAATCAAACAGATTGAAGATTTATCACGAGCAAGTGATGCATCCTATGCACAAACTGTTGTTATTGCCAACTCTTATTTGCAGCAGGCAGTAAATTTTGGAGAGGTTGCTGTTGGTTGTGGTTGTTCTATAGGAGTAACGGCAGATGTCCCTTTTGAATCTGCCAGGGCTAAAATGACAAATGTCAATATTAATCCTAATTATGGCGGGAACGATCCAAATGAAGACCAAGGCACAGTTCCTTTAACTGAGGAGGATAGCAGTGGTAATACAACTTTAAATCCAGTCAATTATGGAAAAGGTTATCAAAATACAATTAGAGATTCGAGCGAGACTGCAACATTGAAATATGTCGCGGCAATTCAACCAAACCCTGGCATTTGTACTCAAACTTGTTCTGAACTTTATACCTTGCAACAACAAGCTTTGACTGATCTTAATACTGCAAGAGCATCTCCCGATAGAACTCAATACGGTACTCAGTCAGGAATCATTAAAGACGAGGCACAAGAATATAGAAACCAGAGGTGGGCTCTTAGAAAAGGTAAAAAAAATACTGAAGAACGTCGTCAAAGAATTGTGAACTTCTATCCTAATGCAGGTCCAGGTGGTATTGGAACTTGACATAGCATCATTAATCCCCTATAATATCTGAATATTCAGAGATACAATGAAATACAATCTACCTGAAAAAAATAAAACGACTAAAGAAAATGTCGATGAGGCGAACGAAGGATTGTATTATTGTACAATGAATTTGCCTGAAGCTGCGGCACACTGTGGTATGACTCATAAAGAAATGAAGATGACATTTTTTGAATATCTTAAGCATCAACCACCTATATGTGATATTTAATTGCCTAGCTGGGTTAAATTCCCAGCAGTCTTATTTGCTTCCTTAGCAATCTGGTGAATGCAGCAAACTCATAATTTGCCTAAGGAGAGTTCGATCCTCTCAGGAAGCATCATGATTTAATATTAATAATTTAAAAGTCGCTAAATATATCATAATGCAAAGTTAGCGACTTTTATATCCATGCCTCTTAGTAAACTACAGAATTTTATTAAGAACACCGAAGGTAAGATTCTATATGTGAATCCCAACGACATCGGTGCCACTGATAGTATAGAAAATCAGGGTAATTCACTCTCTCAACCCTTCAAAACAGTCCAGAGAGCTCTCATAGAATCGGCAAGATTTTCGTATGTAAGAGGAAACGATAACGATCTGTTTGATAGAACTACGATCCTCCTCTTTCCTGGTGTTCACTTCATCGATAATAGACCAGGATTTAAGATTAAAGATGATAATGGAATTGCAAAGGCAATCTCTCCTGCGGGTACAGAAACTCTTGCTCAGTCTACACTAACCCTATCACTATCTTCAGTCTTCGATTTGGGTGTCGAAGATAATATGCTCTATAAGTTTAACGATCACAGAGGTGGCGTTATCCTTCCTAGAGGTACTGCTATTGTTGGTTTTGACTTAAGAAAAACCAAAATTAAACCATTATATGTTCCAAACCCAACAGATGATGCAGCCCCAGACACTTCTCTAATTCGTCTAACTGGTACTTGTTACTTTAGAGACTTTACTTTCTTTGATGGAGATTTGAATTCTCAGGTCTATACAGATCCTCAAGATTTCTCTGCGATTAACAAATCAACACCAACATTCTCTCACCATAAACTAACTTGTTTTGGTTTTGCTGATGGTGTTAATACTATTGACGGTACAGGTCTAACTGACCTTGACATGTATTATAGCAAACTATCTAATGCTTTCAACGAAGCATCTGGTAGAAATATTGACCAGAAGTTCCCAGCTGAACCATTAGGATTCTCTAAGAGTAGAGTTGAATGGGAAATTGTTGGTGCGTTCCAAGCAGACCCAATTTCAATTAAGACTATTCAATCTGGTGATGGTGTAACACCATCCACTTTGATCACTGTTGAAACAAACGATCCACATAAACTAACAGTTGGTACACCAGTTAAGGTTAGAGGTGTAACTCCTGCGGATTATAATGTTTCGACATTCGTTACTTCAGTTACTGATGAAACTACATTTGGTTATCTGCTAGCAGATGCAGAACCCACTCTACTTGCCACTGGTAATGTCTCTGGTGCCACTGTAACGATCGAAACTGATACTGTTACTGGTGCGTCACCATATGTCTTTAACGTGTCTCTCAGATCCGTTTTTGGCATGAATGGTATGCTTGCTGATGGTGCAACTGCCTCTGGCTTTAAGTCAATGGTTGTGGCACAGTTTACAGCCGTATCACTACAAAAAGATGACCGTGCTTTCGTTAAGTATAATCCAGTATCTAGAACATATGATGGTATTTCCATCACTAAGGTAACTGGTTCTCAATTAGCAACGGAGTCTAGTTCTACAAACTCTAATACTGTTTATCACTTAGACAGTAGAGCTATCTACCGCAAAGGATGGGAGACTTCTCACATTAAGATGGTGAATGATTCGATCATTCAGGTTGTGTCCGTGTTCGCTATTGGTTTCAATGGACACTTCCTTTGTGAGTCTGGTGGTGATGCTTCGATTACCAACTCAAACTCAAACTTTGGCCAGATTGCTCTAATCTCTGATGGGTTTAAGGCAGAGGCATTTACAAAAGATAACCAGGGATATGTTACTGGTATTATTGCACCACAAACGGTTCCACAAGGTGAATCTAATATAGATCTATTCACTCTTGATGTTGATAAAACAAAGCAAGTAGGTATTAATAGTCATCTCTACCTATTTGGATTTACAGATCAAGATAACCCACCTGCAATTATTTCTCAAGGTTATCGTATTGGTGCCAGAGAAAATGACAAACTATTTGTTAATCTTACTAGTGGAGCTGGTACAACTGCATATTCTGCACCAATTTTAATTACCGACAATGTAATCGGTGCAGCAACCACGATTGCAACTGGTCTAGGATCCAAAGAAAGAATTACTAAAATTGTTGGATTAGATGCAGAGGGTAGATTTAGTTGTCAGGTCAATCACAATCTAGTAACTGGTGAGAAGGTTCGTATTATAAGTGAAGACGGCGATTTACCAGAGAATCTAGTTGAAGATAGAATATACTATGCCATCACTGATGGTATTAATCTTGCTCTATTCCGTGTTGCTTCAACTTCCAGTGATGCACTTAGAGGAGAAGCAATTACAGTTTATGGTGGAACTGGTTTAAGAGTTGAGAGTCGTATATCCGATAAAGCTGCAAACGAAATTGGATGCCCTGTACTATTTGATACAAATCAAAATAACTGGTTCATTCATTGTAAGGAAGATAATGAGATCTTCACCGAGATTGTTGCTAGAGGTGTAACAGGTATTGGTGCTCAAACCAGTGAAACATTTATCAGGAGACTTTCTGATAACAGATCCATTGGAGACAAAGTTTATAAACTAAGATATTTTATACCAAAAGAATCAACGATTGGTAGAGATCCAGTAAACGGATTTATTCTACAGGATAGTAATAACACATCCAGTAGAAATGATCAGGACTTCACTATTTCTTCTATCGATACATCTGATTTTGATTTTGATAGAAACCCAAGATACATTTCTACTTGTGCCACAAGTGGATCAACAGTTACAGTTAGAGTTGACAAGCCACATGACCTATTTGTTGGTGATGTAATTAACATTCTTGATGTAGAAAGTACAACAAACGCTGCTGGTGTCGCAAAGAGTGGATTTAACGGTAAGTTTAGAGTTACTGGTATCCTCGATGATCTGACCTTTACACATGGCACTACTGATATTGATAATATCGGCAGATCCACTGGTGATTTCACATCTGACATGAACACCAGAACTCAACTCATGGCGAGATACCAGAGAGTTGATAACAATAGAAATGTTTCACTATACAGATCTGAAATAATTCAGCAGCACAATCCTGGTATTAGTGATGGTATCTACCACTTCAACATTCTTTGTGCCGATAACCAAATCATTGAAGAATTTGATAATCTAAAGTATCTACCTGATATTGAGAGATATTATCCTCAGTTAGATAGAGACAACGTTCTTGCAAACCCAGATGCAGCTAAGTCTTTTGCAAAGAGATCACCAATTGGTGATGTTGCAGTTGACGATCCAGAAAACAGTATCACTAGAGAAAGTATTGATAAAGTTTCTAGAGTTATTGGATATGGTAGAACAGTTGTTGGTTTTGAAAGAAATGATGATGTAGGTATTGCAACTGTAACTCTAGATCGTCCACATGGTTTCTCTGGTATTGTAACTTATTCATCACTAACTGGTGGTAGTGGATTCACTGAAGGTGATTACTACAACGTCAAGTTGTTGAATAATGGTACTTCCGACTGGGATGGTGGTACAGCTAGAGTCACTGTTGGATCAGGTGGTGCTGTAGAGAACGTTCAAATAATTAATCCTGGTTCTGGTTATGGTGCAGAATCTTTAGATCTGGATGGATTTACTGGTGCTGAAATCGCGGTCACAACTGCTGGAATCTCAACATTCATCAATAATTCAGTTCAACTAACTGGTATTGGTAGCACTGCAACAAATGCTTATCGTGTTCTTGGAACTCCAGATAAGAATAAAGTTTCCTTTGCTGTAACAGCAGGAGATCCAAATCCTGTTAATGATCAATACTTGGTTGATTGTGGCCGTTCAGTTGGTATTAAGACTATTAGTGCAGTTACTGCCAATGTTCAAACGATTGAAACATTTGAAGCACACGGTTTAGTTTCTGGTGGTAGTTTCAATATCGTTGATACTAGTAACAATAGTTTCCATGGATTTACTGTCCTAGAAAGAGTTGGTATTCTTACGTTTACTGTTGATGGATCTAATCCTATTACACAAACATCACCAGCATTCTTACTACCAACAACTTATGATGCAAAAGGTGGGGCAATTGATGCTGATACTGAATCTCTTGGTTCTAGGGTAACATCAATCTTCCTACATGATGATGCAATTCTTGGTAATGATCTAGGAAGTGCAGAAGCAGATAATAAAGTTATTCTACAACTTTCAAACTCTGGTATCGGAACAGCAGAGAGATTCCCAATCGGATCTTATATTCAGGTTGGATCTGAGATTATGAGAGTCTCAGACTCAAATCTATCTGGATCTGCTAACAATGAACTTACTGTAATCAGAGGATATTTAGCTTCTCAGACTGCAACTCATCAAGAGGGTTCAAGAGTTAGTAGAATCAATGTTAGAGGAATGGAACTTCGTAGACCTTCCATCCTAAGAGGTTCTGGTCATACTTTTGAATATCTAGGTTATGGTCCTGGTAACTACTCAACTGGTCTACCACAGGTTCAAAATATTACATTAACTGGAAGAGAAGAGTTCCTAACACAATCTCAGAAGAGATCTGGTGGTGTGGTTGTATACACCGCTATGAATAATGATGGTGACTTCTTCATTGGTAACAAGATTATCAACCCATCTACTGGTGAAGAAACAACATTCGATGCTCCAATCCCATCAATTAGAGGTGAAGATACTTCAGTTCTATCTGTTATCTTTGATGAAGTTACTGTTAGACAGAGATTACTTGTTGAAGGTGGCCCATCTAAGACACTATTGTCTCAGTTTGATGGACCTCTAAGAGTTAATAATGTTGTTAATATTTCTGGTAATACTAAGGTTGATGCAAACCTTGAAGTTACTGGAAGATTCAAATCTAGTGGTAGTGCAGATATTCAGGGTGCCCTAAATGTTGCTGGTGTTGGTACATTCTCTGGTAAGATTCAAGGTGATGCTGGTATTGATGCTGCTGACCTAAGCATTGGTGTTGGAACATCTACTGCTAGAATTGAGTCACTTAATGGTGAGAATCTGGTTCTCAAGAGTGCCACAACCAATGTCATGGTTGAGGACAATATGGATGTTGATGGAAACGTCACATGTACCAGAATTGAGGCTGATAACATCATCCCGATCGGTGGAATCATTCCGTGGTCAGGAACATCATCAAACTATCCAAGCACTGGATGGCTTGTTTGCGATGGATCATCAGTTAGTCAGACAACATATGCTAACCTATATGACATTCTTACGAATGGCGGAACTGTATTCCCATACGGAGCAAATCCATCTGGATCAACATTTAAACTTCCAAACTTAACAGATAGATTCCTTGTAACTGCTGGTTCTATCTACAATCGTGGTGGTACTGGTGGACAAAAAGATAATTCTGTCATTGATCATACTCACACAGTTACTAATGATCCAGTAGGAGCTCACGCTCATAATATTGGTGATGAACCTGCTCACACTCACCCATCTAGAAGTGCTAATGCTCACGATCACAACGTTGATCCAGTCGGTTCTCACTCACACACCGTAAACCCAGTAGGTAATCACGGTCACCCATCTAGAGGTAATAACGCACCACACTCACACACTGTGAACCCTCGTGGTGGTCATGGACACCCATCTAGAGGCGCTAATGCTCCACACTCTCACCAAGTTCGTCGTTTCAATAGAGGTAGGGGCCAATACTTCCAAGGTAGAAGTGATTCCCGAGTCAGTAACCCAGCGTTCAACACCTTACCAACTACTGGTAACAATGCGCCGCACTCACATACCGTAAACCCAGTTGGTAACCACGGCCACCCATCCAGAGGCGCTAATGCTCCTCACTCACACACTGTTAATCCTGGTGGTGGTCACGCACACCCATCTAGAGGCGCTGGTGGTCACACTCACAATGCTGATCCAGGTGGAGCACATGGTCACACCGTTAATCCTGGTGGTGGTCATGACCACCCAGTCGGACCCAATGGTGGACATACTCACCCCGTCACAGCTGATCCTGCTGGTGTAGCTGGAACCAATAGAAATCTACCTCCTTACTTTGGTCTTTTCTACATTATCAAGGCCCTATAACTAAATACATAAAAACACCATATCGATGGCAAATTTTAAGAAAGTATTTAATTTTAGGGAAGGTGTTCAAGTTGATGACCAGACATTTGTCGTCAATGGTTCCCTAGTTGGTATCGGAACTTCAATTCCGACAAAATTTTTAGATGTTAGATCGGAGGCAGCATTTAGCGGACTAAGTACCTTTACTGAAGTCCGTGTTACTGCTGGTGCATCTTTTGAAACTGGAGTTGGTAAAAGTGTAGTTGTTGGTAATTTTGAATTCAATCAAGGTATCGTAACTTCATTTAGTGGAGTTGTTACCTATTTTGGTGATGGTTCTCAACTAACAGATCTTCCAACTTCACAGTGGGTAGATGTAGACACTGGTATTGGTGTTTCTAGTGTTTACAATGGTGGATTTGTAGGAATCAGTACACTTAATCCACAATATCAGCTGCAAGTTGGTGGAAATCCTGAGCAAGGTAGTGATGGATTCGCTGTAAATCTTGGAAATGTATTTGTTTCTGGTGCAATGACTGCATTCAGATTCGTTGGAGATGGTGCTCTCCTTGTAGATTTAAATGCTAGTGAACTCAGTTCTGGTATTGTAACTCAAGCAAGAATACCGAGATTAGAACTAGATAAGATACCTCTGATTCCAGACACTAAATTAGAGCAAAATTTACAAATTAGTGGAATCTTAACGGCTCAGGGTGGATTTATTGGTAGTGTTATTGGAAATGTTAGGGGTGATATTATTTCATCTGGATTCTCAACATTCACTGATGCTGAGGTAACTGGATCATTAACCGCTGTTGCATCTACTGCTTTAAGTTTACAGGGAACACCAGATATTAGAGTTGGTTTTGTTTCTGCAAACTGTATTGATGCTGGTATTGCATTTACTGTTACTAGAGCGGATGTAACTGGTGATATTAGTGTTGGTATATTAACAGTTGTCAATGGTAATGTTAAGGTTGGTGCCGAAGGTATCGAGTTTAATGTAACTGATGGAAAGATTGGTATTGGTACAACAGTAGCACAAACTTCAGAAGTTGTTATTCTTGGTGCAGAAGATGCAAGACTAGAAGTTGTAACCGAGAGAGGATATTCTGCAGTTAATATTGGTGGAGATCTTGGAATTGGTGTTAGTAGTGTAGAACTGAGATATTTTGATCAAGATCTATCTCTATCAAATTATGCCGATGGAGATTTCATTTACCACGTTGGTAATGCTTCCACATCATTTAATGGCAACTTTAGATGGCTTGAAGGTAATTCTGATGTTGAGATAATGACCCTCACGAATGGGGGATTATTGGGTATTGGTGTTACCAATCCTGGTGCAAAATTAGAAGTTACTGGTATAACAACTCTGAATGGCACGTTGTTTGTTCAACAAGCAGCAGAGTTTGCTGACAATGTTGTAATTTATCAAGGATTAACATATTACTCAACCTCTGGAATTGCAACAGCATTCGACTTAGAGATCCTGAATGATATTACAGTTAATTCTAATGCGTTCTTTAATGGGGTAATTTTCCTACCAGACAACACAGTTATTAATAACACAAGTGGAATCAGTACATTCAATGATCTGAATGTTGCTGGAACATTACTTCTAGATAATGATTTTAATTATCTTACAGCAACTGGAATCACTACGGTTAATGATTTCACTGTAAATGGTATTTTAAGAGCAGCAGATGCAGATATTTCAATCAGTATTTCATCTGGAGTCAGTACATTGGCGGACTTAACAGTCGCTGGTGTATCTACATTTGCTGGTATAGCTACATTTGCTAGTGGAACTGAACATTTTGGTGATATTATTTTTAGATTGAATGAGTCAGGTGATTCACCAGCAATCATTGGAACTGGTGCAACAATCACAGTCAATACTCAGAACATTGACATATCTGATGAGGTAACAATTGCAGGAGCTGTAACACTTGCATCAACTCTTGAAGTTGCTGGACCTGCTATATTCAGTGTAGATACCAACTTAAGAGCCAATACTGGAATCAGTTCATTCAATGATATACAAGTTGGTGGTATAGCATCTATCAGCAGAATAACTGGACCTATATTTGTCGATGAACCTGACGGTTATGATGCTGTAGGTATCAACACGTTTAATAGTGATCTTTGCATTGGCGGTTATCTAACAGTTGGATTAGCTGATACTGCAAGAGGTGTTCTTGATGTTGGGTATTCTGCATCATCGTTTGCCATTCTTCCAAATGTTGATAGTGATACCGTCTCTGGAACTTCAACAATATTTACTCTTGATCAAGCTCAAGCAGGTGCAATGCTTTATAACTCAACACTTAATAAGATGCAATTCTTTAATGGAACTACATGGGAAACTATCACTAGTTCATAAGAACTTGACAAGACCTTGAAATATGTGTATAATCTGGCTTGTCCAGGATGATATGAGTCACTAGGCTTTATGAAGACTATTGAAAGACATTGTTATGATGGAAATAAAATAACAGAGACCAGGGTTCTAGAGTTTGAGCCCTGGTCTTTTTATGACATTGAAGAAGTAATGAGTCTTATTCAAAAAGAACTCACTGTAGATCTTTTGAAAGGAAAGAGATTGATGTATCCTACTGATAAAGGAGTCAATCGATTCTATGGTCATTGCTATCATTCAACACAGGCATTATGTTTTCTTATCGATAGTGATGAGTTAGTATCATATAGTGGTGTAGATTATCGTGATGAAAAACACTGGTGGCTACAACATGGTGAGACTGTATATGATTGTACGGCAGAACAATACTGGTCAGTGAAAGAAAATCCACCATATGATGTAGGAAAGAAAACTAAATGGTATGGGTGGAAAGGTAGGCCACAACAGGTATCTCTTGAGTTATGTAAGAGGGTTCTCGGGGTGAGACTCAAAAAAGATTGGATAAAGGGTTGACAGGTGGGGCGATCTAACCTATATTAGCCAAGTGATCGGGACAGGAGTTCAACTCCCGAGGTCATACGTTCTTTAAATTCATTAAATGAATCCTACTATCAACATCTCTGTAGAAGTTCTTGCCATGTGGCAAAAAGTTCTGCTTACTTGTAACAATCCACTCGGTTTAACCGAAGAAATGTTGCAAGAAACTTTAGAGACTGCACCACCCAAAGACTATTCTGGTGCTTGTTTCATGGGACGTTATATCATCCCACGTCAGTTTGTTCGTTATGATGAAGCACAACAGCCTCGTGATAAGAACAATGATTCTGAGCACGTTAATAATCTGACCAACAACTTCAATACTGTTGGTTATCGTAAAGAGTCACAACCTCCTATTGCTTGTTTTGACTCACAAAGCACCAGCGTATATTCACTAAAAGCACAATCTGGTTATAATCGTGATGGTGCTTTGAACAATCTAGGTCAAGAGTGTTATATTTTTGACATTTATGAGTATGAAGATGAGTATGCTGAAGTGGTTGCTCGTAATGTAAGTAATCACCACAGCAATCCTCAGATGGATCAAAAGATCCCTGATTATGTAAAAGAGGTTGTCAACGCTAAAGAGCGTGGTCTAATTGAGAATGTTCAAGATTCTATTGATGCCTTTGTTGATATCATTGCTGCTGATCGTACTGTAACGCAACGTAGCAAGATCAAGAAGGCTTCCTATAGTGAGTGTGAAGTTTTCAGTAACTTCCGCACTTATAATTCTACTGGGCATGGCAAGAACACCTTGAATGGTTTCATTGCTTCTCAAAATCTTTGTAGACAAGGTATTGAAGGTCGCTCTAAAGAGGAGATTCAGGCACAGGGTTATATTGTATATTGCTCTGGTTCTGGTAACAACAAGTCTGTATGGGCTCGTGCTATCAGCAACTCTGTCAAGTATAATGTACCCGTCTATGTGATTGGATACTCTCAGAATCGTGTAGACGATCTTGAAGAGTTTCGTAGTAAGTTCATTGCTGATTGGAATGACCAGAAAGAGACTTGGGTGAAGTTTGCTATGAGTATCTTTGATGATTGTGGTGAGTTTGATGAATCTCGTATTCAAGTCAAGTTGGCTGGATTCAAAGCGCAGTATATCAAACCCGATCCTAATGATAAGGGTCGTCCTACTGAACAGAACATCGTCAATATGTACGGCAATTCTATTCAGTTTAGATCCACTGCTGATTGCCTCACTCTGACTCAACCCTGAGTCCATGTGACAATCTGCAAACTGGTTGGGGGGCCCTTCACAGGGGCCCCTTTTCTGCTATAATATCTATATCAACGCAAGAGAGCATGACCACCACCCTTCGCCCACACCAGCACAAGGCACTGAATGCGATGCTGGCATACGACAAGGGTCAGGTCATCATCCCCACGGGTGGTGGTAAAACAATGTGCATGATTCACGATATCATTGAGAATCAAAAGTATATCGACAATGGCTCTACTATTGTTGTTGTCGCTCCTCGTATTCTTCTTGCTGATCAACTCTGCAAGGAGTTTATGGAGGTGATTGACAGTTCTTACACTCATATCATGCACGTTCATAGTGGTGAAACTCAGCATTTCAGCACTACTAAACCTGAAAAGATTGCAATGTTCAACAACTGTGCCAGGACGGCTGGTGAGAACTGCATCATCTTCACTACATATCATTCATTACATCGTCTTGTAGAGGCAGACATTGAAGTCAATACGATTTACTTTGATGAAGCACATAACTCGGTTCAGCGTAACTTTTTCCCTGCTACGGAGCACTTTTCTGCTGATGCTGATCGCTGCTACTTCTTCACTGCTACTCCTAAGCATTCTCTTACTATTTTCAAACCAGGAATGAACGATCCTGAAGTTTATGGTCAGGTAATTTGTAATGTTCCTGCACCAAAACTGGTTGAGGAAGGTTACATTCTTCCTCCTAAGGTTGTTGTTCATCAATTACCTCAGGGTGATTTCAAATTATCTGATGACAAGAATCTGCTGGATACGATTGATGCAAACTCACTCAACAAAATTCTGATTGCAGCACGTTCTACCAAACAGATTCTTCGTCTCATCGGTCAATCTGATTTCACGATACAACTTCAGCAACGTGGCTATAACTGGATGTATATTACCAGCAAGACTGGTGCTATCATCAACGGCATCAAAGTTTCCCGTGAGGAGTTCTTCAAGACACTGAATCAGTGGGGTCAGGATGATACTCGTTTTGTTGTAATGCATCACTCTATCTTGTCCGAAGGTATCAATGTAAAAGGACTTGAAGCAGTTCTATTCATGCGTAATATGGACTTTATTGGCATCAGTCAGTCAATCGGGCGTGTAATACGTCTAGGAGGCGCTGAGAAGACTTTTGGTCTAGTATGTGTGCCAGTGTTTGATAAGGTGGGCCTTAGCACTGCAAGGAGCGTTGAGGCAGTTGTCAATACTGTATTCAATGAAGGGCAACCCGCTGTTTCTGTGGTGCGCCGCTAATGCTATCAGATAATATTTACGATCTGGTGATTGAGACCGCTAAATCTTCATCATCTAAAAAGCAAGTAGGAGCAATTCTTCTCAATAAAAATAGAGTGCTTTGTACTGCAACTAACCTTGAATCAAAAACACATCCAATACAAGCCAAGTTTGCCGAACGTGTTGGATTGCATCAGAAAATTTATCTTCATGCTGAGATTGCCGCTCTAATTAAATGTAAAGAGGATGCAGATACAATAGTTGTTGCAAGGTTGGGTGGTCATAATCATGATGAACTTCGTATGGCAAAACCCTGTCCTATATGTGCATTAGCACTCAAAGAAGCTGGTATAGGTAACATACATTACACAACTAACAATGGATTCTTTTACGAATATAAATAATTTCTGAAATAAGTATTTCACCATATGAAATTCATTAAGTATGTGCCAGTTTTAGTTTTCTTTGGACTTTTGGGTGCTGGTATTCAACATGGACAAATGCACCTATATAACTCATCAATGCCGCATGTCCATGCAAATGGAGTAATGCATATCCATTAATCTTGATTTTATGATACAACATGCTGATGCCCCTAATTATAAGTTTTCTGACTTTATCACTGAGTTTCCGAATGCATTAGACGAAGAATTTTGTAATCATTGTATTGAAAAATTCAAGACTGATGATAGAAAATATCCTGGAATAGTTGGCTCTGGATTAAATGAAAATTTGAAAGTGTCAACGGATCTGGTGATATCCACGAAACCAGATTGGGAAGAAGAAGATAATAAATTTTGTGCCAGTGTATCAAAATATTTTAAAAAGTATTGTGATATGCATAAATTCATGGGTATACCCCAGTATTGCCAAGATTGGGGAGATCAAGGGTATCAAATTCAAGAAACAAAACCAGGAGGATTCTATAGTTGGCACCATGATTTTGCTTTTTCCTCTGACGATGGTAATGGCAACCCAAGATATCTTACATTTATCTGGTATTTGAATGATATCCATGATGAAGGATATACTGAATTTGTTGATGGAACAAAAATACAACCAGAGACTGGAAAAATGCTGGTATTTCCAGCTATATGGACATATACACATCGCGGATATCCACCAAAGTCAGAGACGAAATATATTTGCACAGGTTGGATTCATGGAGTTGATTGATGAATAAATTATTACTTGAAAATAACTACTTGCTGATTCCTAATTTTATTGATATTGAATCTGCAAAAGAGTTGTCAAATCAACTCAAAAAGGATCATGAAAAAAACAAGTACAAAGGTGATAGTCAGGCACCAAACTCAGCCTGCGTATACAATCATGATGGATCAGTAGAACTATTACATGAAAAAGTTAACGATCTTTCTGTAACTGTTGAGACTCAACTTCTACCAACCTATGCATATAGTAGGATCTATTCACATGCAGAAGAGTTAAAGAAGCATACAGATAGACCAGCATGTGAGTTAACAGTCTCTGTAAATTTGGATGCAGATGCTGATTGGCCAATCTACATTTGTGATCATAATAATGAACCACAAGAAGTAGTAATGCAACCAGGCGATGGTGTTGTATTTCTTGGATGTTATTCACCACACTGGAGAGATAAATTTGAGGGTACTTTTTGCTCTCAAGTATTTTTACATTATGTGAGAGCAGACGGTGCAGCTGCATCTTGTGCTGGAGATACTAACAAGGGTCAAATTGATGAATCATTGATGAGATGTCTAGTATCTGAGGAATATGTTAAAATGGGTTGGAGACCACCACCACACGTTAAGACAGAAATGGAAAACATTTATACGGGCG